CCATCATCCATAATCAAATCGAGAGTACCTTTAATCTTCTCGCCTGACAGATTGAGTTCGCAGGAACGCTGGGTATCCACAACATTTACACCTGCGGCTTTCATGGTGAAGATAGCAACAGCTTCCACCAAGTCCCCAATCAGGAAACGCACCACATCATTGTAGGCAACATCTTGCTTGTGACCCTTCTTCTCCATCTTCTGCTGACAGAGAGGACGACCGAGACCCGACATGCGGATACGATACCCATCTCTGCGTGACAGTTGCTTTCGAAGAGAGTCCTCGCAGTCTTTACCAAACTGTTTGATGAGGGACTCAAAGCGGGAAGAGTCAATCTCTCCCCGCCCTGCCTGTTGAAGGAAGTCCTGTATTTCTACAAGAGCTAGCATTAGCCGAACCGCTTAGACATATCGGCATCTGCATCGGACAAAGTAGCCTTAGTTGCAGAGGTGTAGTCGCCCATAATCTTTTCGTTGAAGCCCTTCACTGTACTTGTGAAGTCTTTGATTAGGGACTTGTCGCTGTCTGACATGCTCACTTCTTTTACGAAAGCTAACTTAGGAGTGAAGTAGGTGAGTGTACCTTTCTTCTGTTTCTCTGTAGTCAGTTCGATGTAGGACTTCTGCATCAAGACTTTCTTCTTGCGTGTCAACTCTTGGTCGATGAAGTTACGCACAGGAATGAAGCCTGACTTCTTGAAGTAAGCTACGAAAGGCATACCCTCGATGACTGCCGCTGAACCATCTGCGTAAACACCATCCTTAACGTCGATGATACCATAGATGATTTGATTGCAAGTAACCGAACGGCTGAGTAGTACCCGTGGGTCATCGTCTGACAGGGTCTCTTCTTCCTGTTTAGCGAGTCTGCCGCACTTGTTGCCGCCTGTTGAATCAGGGAAGTCGCCTGAGATAGTCGGACGTTGAATGGAAGTGGCAGAGAACTTGGTGGTTTCTTCGTCCCATACCGACCAGTTGTATGTACGAAACAGGGGGCGAATAAACACCTTGGGTGCATACACATCTCCTGTGCCGTCGTTGATGCGCCAGTCACCCTTGGGGATTGAATGACCATCATCCGAATCCTCGTGGTAGTTGATGCTCAGTTTAGGAAGCCCCTTGTTAGAACTGGCAGTTGTATCTGCCTGTCCCGTTGCCGCCATGATTGCAGCATCGTCGTTGAGTTCGATTGCGGCAAGGATGCCGTCTAGTTCAGTGTCGATAGTCGTAAGTTGTGTACCCATGGTTTATACCTCTCTTGGGTTAAAGTTTAACGTAAAAGGATTATACCTCATAAACAGGTTCTAAGTCAAGCCAATTCGTACCCATTTTTAATTCAATCCCTACAGGCATGTCGTAACTGATATCGTAACGACGTTCTGTTTCTTGTGGCAAGCAGAGCATAGCCGCCGCCATAGTCTCGATGCACATCTGTTCTTCGCCGGGATACACATCTATTACAATAGAATCGTGTACCGTATTACAGATGAGAGATTTCATAGACTTGTCTATCATATCTTGATGTAGTTTGACAAGAGCCATCGGCAGTAAATCTGCAGTGGCAAACCCCTGAACAGGGTAATTACAGATAGCTGTACGATTGGTAGCAGTACCCCACTCTGTCCACTTTGCGTCAGGAAAAGCATATATCCGACCTGACGGCAGAGTTATTTCTTTTTTTGTTACTGCATCTTTTTGTAGCACCTTGTGCCATTCTGTCACGCCTTTGTACTTATCTTTGAACGCACGATAGTATCTCTGCTGGTCATCGGTACCACTCACACCACCATACAGTGGCTTGAATGTGTGTGCCTTCGCTTCTTGTCTGGTACATCCGATAACACTGGCAGTGTAGGTGTGAACATCAGTGCCTATCTCCACGTCTGTTTTGATGGCATCATCTTGAGCGAGGAACCCTGCAACACGAAACTCTAGCTGTGCATAGTCACCTTCTAAGATGGAGCCACCCTCGAACCGACTTTCGATTGCCCGACGAATGGCAAACGTGGTACCTCGCGGCATGTTCTGGAAGTTGGGGTTGCGACTGGACAACCTACCTGTGGCTGTCACACACTGCATAAACTCTGTGTGGATGAAGCCGTTGCCGTCCATGTTGTTCTCCATGCCATCTACAAAGGAACGCAGGTATGTTCGCAGGGCAGAGTATCGGATGTAGGACTGGGCAAACTCACGGGCATCACCACGTAAGGTCAATGACAAATCTTCTAGGGTTTCTTTATCTGTCTTGAACCCGCCTGATGCTGTGTCAAATGTGTCACGCGGTAATATCTTGAAGCCTGCAATCTCAGGGGTACGAGTGTACTTGACACCTTTACCGTCGCAGGTCTTGCAGATACGCACGGCTTTACCTATGGTGCCATCTTTCTTCAGGGGGTTGAACCTACCCTTACCAGAGCAGTCCGAACATTGGCTGCCCACAGTCTTGTACATCACGTCAGTCTCATTGAGTACATGACGATTGAACTCGGCACGAGACATACGACGACGCATCTTGGGCTTCTTTGTTGCGCCACGCATCTCGTGTCCTAGGTTGAATATGTCTGCCCACTTTCTTTTGTCTCGTACCTTACAAGAGTAGAGAATCATCGAGCGGTCATCGGGGCTGTCGAGGTTTACAGGAGTGTCCCCCATCGAGTTCGCGGCAAGTATATTTAGCCGCCGCTCTAGGGTGAACAGTTCTTGTTCGTATTCATTGCGGATTTCAGTGAGTGTGTTCTTGTTAATCTTGATTCCGTTCTGCTCTATGTGAGCCAGAACATTGGTCATCTCAAGCGACAGAAGCAGTGTGGGCTTTAGGTTGGACATTATATAGTTCCTCAAATGTTGAACAGCCATAGGCTTTGAGTTGTGCAACAGCTACTTGTTCTGTAGCCATCACGTCTGCTATACCATACTCGCGAATGGTATGCCAAGGTATTTCGTGAAAGGTCTTACCTTCCTTGAAGTATGGTGTAATCAGGTCCTTCTCTTTCTGAACGCCGCCGTACTTCTCTGCAACAGCAGACAAAGACAAAGGCCAACGCCGTGCTTTCGATAGCACATACTCTGCAACCATCGTGTCATACACATGACCCTCATACTTGAAGTTGCACTCACGTACCCAAGACAAGTCGAACTTGATGTTGTGACCTACGACTACATCAGCAAGGTTCAAGGCATCTTGAAAGATGTTGAAGCCGTCAGTGCTGGGTGGCTCAGTGCTGTGGTCGAAGCAGAGGTACTTCACCTTGTCCATGCCTAACCACTTGTAACCAACAGACACTAGGGTGTTGCCGAAGTAAGGCAATGGTGTGGACGAACCATTGGCTTTCTCTTTGTGGGTTGTCTCCACATCAAACGTCAGGACTCTCATTAGTAATAAACCCCCGTGTGTACATCTATGTGGCTGGTGAACATACCATGCCACCCATTCAGTTTGTTCTTTGAGATACAGATGTGTCGTGCTGTATTCTCTTCTTCTGAGGTGCCAGTCTTACCGATGCCAATGATGACATCCGCCTCACCTGCCTTGCCAGTACGTGAACCATCCAACATGGAGTAGTCGATGAACTGGCGGTCATGTGCTTCGAAGCTGGCCTGACTAACTGACCACACAAGAAGTTTGTTACGCTTGGCAATCTCTCGTGCTGTCACATATATCTCCTTGAGCTTCTCGTCGCCCCTGTTGAACTCACCGTCTACCCTGAACTTATCCAACTGGTCACAGAACATAACGTCGGGTTCGTTCAGCAAGGCATAGTCGTTGAGTTCTGACATGGATGTTCCCACTGAGTCCATAACTATGAGGTACGGTTCGATGTCCTCTGTGTAGACCTTGGCAAGGCTATCACTCTGTTGCAGCATGTGTTCACGGGTCAGGCCAAAATAGCTCTGGATGATACGCATTTTAATTTTTTCTGCTGGTTCCTCGTTTGCCCAGTACACCACCTTCTGCTTCTGCTTGATGTAACTAGACGCGATGAAAGCACAGAACGTGGTCTTGCCCACCTCAGGACGTGCAAAGATTATACCTAGGTTTCCCCTGTCCATACCTGCTAGGTTCTCAGCTAACAAGTCCCAGCTAAAAGGGAAGTCTGGTTCTCCTGTCTCTCCTTCGAGAAGCTCTGCAAAACCTTTGTCCATCTCACTGTAGGTAGTCTTGTCGGACATACGCCCATCCTCTACCATATCTATGAGTGTCTTCAGTTCTCCGAAGTGTTCTGATTCGCCTGTGAATATAGCGATGGCCTTCTCACCAATCTGTCTCGCCCTATCTCGTACCCAGAAGTTCTTGACGACATCCATCTCAAGAGACATATCAGGAGACACCCTCAGTGTTAGGGCATCTACTATGGCGTATAGTTCGGTCATGGCACTGGTAGGCATAGCAGGGTTTCTGTCATGCAAGAGAGCCGCCAACTGATTCGGGTGTATATCCACGTCATATTCTTTGTGTCCGTATGTTATTGTATCGAACACGGTAGCATCTCTGCCTGCGAACATTTCCTTGTCAAGGATGTTCTTCACTTGGTTATAGAACTCGTGGTTCAGTATGAACCCCAGCACCTGATGCTCAAGTGACGTACCTTGAGAGTGTGCGTTGTCTTGTGTCATTATCCATATCCTTTAAGTCTTGATTTAAAATCATCATCGTAGCGGGTACAACACCGCGTAACTTTCTTACAATTTCTAGTGCCTTTTGGGTAGCATCCTTATCGAGTGCTACATATACCATGTCGTATTTCTGAAGCACCTTCTTGTGTGTGTCAAGAAGGTTCGTTCCCAACAGGGCTACCCCCGAAAAAATATCAGATACACAACAAGCACTAGCGCAATCTTCGAGAAGAATAGCGACAGGTCCACTGCCGCAAACGAAAGGACTACCTGACTTTCCATATCTCCACCACTTGGGCTTCTCGCCCGTTAAAGTTCTACCTGCGGCATCAACAACACGCCTACCATCTGTAATCAAGTACACTATGCGATTCATCTTAAAATCAAACCGCAAGTCCACTCGACCTTCGAGGTACGCTTCGTACGCATTGACCCGCTTGAGGTAGGCAACTGCTTCTGGACTTCGTGATATCGGTACAAAAGTATCGGGCATCTCGAACGCATCTGAAGATGGGACGACCTCCTGTTTTCTCTTTGTTTTCAATAGCAAAGGATGCGTCGTTACATCTTTACTTAAACGAAAACCTGTTCGACCTGACGCTGTACAATCTGCATGAAAGCAATGATAGAGGCGTTG